AGCGGAGCCGAGGAGCATGAAGGAAAGCCGTTCCTGTCCCGCTCGGCGTTGATCGACTATCTTCAACAGAAACTCGGGATCAGCGAGGCCAGCGCCGCGACCTATTGCAAGCCGAGCGCCACCGGAAGGCTCATCGCCAGCCTGATCGCCGCCGAGGTGGTCGAGGCGGCCGGCCATGGCTGGGTGGTCGTTTGCCCGGCCCATGCTAGCGCCATGATGATCCGCAGGAGCGAGAAATGATCGACAAGCCCAAAATCACCGATCATATCCCGGAGGCGATCCGGCAGACGGTCGTCTACATCTGTCAGCTGGCCGCGATCCGGTTCGGGTCGTCGGTCTACCGGATCCTGGCCAGGACCAGGTCTGAGCGCGCCAGCCCGGTCTACAGCCGAGGCGATAACGATGCCCGCATACTGGCGATGGCTCTGGTCTCTGCTGCCTTCCCGGAGCGGGACATCGAGGAACTTTCCGGGCTGTTCCGGCGATCGCGCCAGTCGATGATCAACGCCATCGGCGTTGCCAGTAGCCCGCGCTTCCGCCCGCCATGGGGCCATTGCGCCAAGGCGCTTCAGGCTCGAGGCATCGCCGTCCCAGACTCCCCGCCAGGCTGGAAGCCCCCGAAACAGGGGGGGGCGGAACAAGGGAACAGAACGGAACAAATTCCGTCGTGTTCTGTTCCGCCAAAAACGGAACAAGGGAACAAACGGGAACAGTTCCCGGTTGTTCCGTTTTGGGGCGAAGCGCGGTTTTGGGGAACAGAACGGAACACACCCCTTTAGGGGTGTTCCCTTGTTCCCCTCCGTCGCGGGCTTGTTCTGTATCGGAGAGCTAACCATTTTTGGCGCTTCCACCATTTAATCACGGAAAAGAGATATGAAGCTAAAGAAGAAGAAATTAAAGAAGCAAAATAACATGGCGCAGCTCGAACCGGTCCTTGAAAACAACCGAAAGGGGGCAAGATCAGGACGCAATCCTATGGAGCCAACAAAAGAAGAAAAAATAAAGGTAGAAACCCTTTCGGGGTATGGCGTCCCGATCGAGCAGATCGCGGCGCTGATCCGGGGCGGAATCGACAGCGACACGCTGCGCAACCGGTTTAAGGACGAATTGATCGCCGGCAAGGCCAAGGCCAACGCTAAGGTCGGCCAGACCCTGTTCCAGCGCGCGACCAGCGGCGAGGACACCACGGCGGCCATCTGGTGGTCGAAGACCCAGATGCGCTGGGCCGAAACCCAGAAGCACGAGGTGACCGGCGCTGATGGCGGGCCGGTAATCGCGCGGATCGAGCGCGTCATCCTCGGCGCAGACGGCCGGCCAGTGATCGAAGGCAAGGCCGAATGACTGCGCGCGTCGGCGCCACCCTGCAGCTGCAGACGCCTCGCTGGATGGTGCCGCTGCTGAAGCCGGCACGCTACAAGGGCGCCTGGGGCGGTCGCGGAAGCGGAAAGAGCCATGCCTTCGCGGAGATGATGATCGAGGCGCACGTCCTCGACCCGAACAGCCGGTCGGTCTGCGTACGCGAGATCCAGAAGAGCCTAGCTCAGTCAGTCAAGAGACTTCTGGAGACTAAGATTGAGGCCATGGGCGTCGGCGCGCTGTTCGAGGTCCAGGAAGCCGTCATCAAGTCGCGTCGAGGCTCGGGCATGATTATCTTTCAGGGCATGCAGAACCACACGGCGGACTCTATCAAGTCGCTCGAAGGCTATGATCGGGCATGGGTCGAGGAAGCTCAATCGCTCAGCCAACGCAGCCTCGACCTGCTGCGGCCGACCATCCGCAAGATCGACAGCGAGCTATGGTTCACTTGGAACCCGCGCAACGAGACCGACCCGGTCGACGCTTTGCTGCGCGGGCCAAAGCCGCCGCCCGATGCGGTGGTGGCCGAGGTCAATTGGCAGGACAACCCGTGGTTCCCGGACGTTCTGCGGGCCGAACTCGAGTACGACCGCGCCCGCGATCCGGATCGCTACGCGCATGTCTGGGCCGGAGGCTACCTGCGGAACAGCAGCGCGCGGGTGTTCAAACACTGGCGGGTCGAGGAGTTCGAGGCGCCGCCTGATGCGATCTTCCGGTTCGGCGCGGACTGGGGTTTCGCGCAGGATCCGACCGTTCTGGTGCGCTGCTATGTCCAGGGCCGGACGCTCTACGTTGACCACGAGGCCTATCAGGTCGGATGCGAGATCGTCGACACGCCGGCGCTGTTCCTGACCGTTCCAGGGTCCGAACGTTGGCCGATCATTGCCGATTCAGCGCGCCCCGAGACGATCAGCCACATGCGGAAGAACGGGTTCCCAAAAATCCTGCCGGCTGTCAAGGGCGCGCGATCGGTCGAGGAGGGCGTTGAATTCCTGCGCAGCCACGACATCGTCGTGCATCCGCGTTGCCGGCACGTCATCGACGAGTTGTCGCTCTACGCCTACAAGACCGATCCCGGCACCGGCGCGGTCCTGCCGGTGCTGGAGGACCGGGACAATCACGCGATCGACGCGCTGCGCTACGCTCTCGAGGGCACCAGGCGCGTCCAGGCCGGCAAGCCGCCGGCGTCAGTCGTGGCGTTGCCAATCGCAGCGAAATGGCGGTAGAATGGCCGACTTCCCGGAGGAATGAATGGCGCGGATCTCAAAATCGCAGCAGCTGGCGAACATCCACGCGGAAGCGATGGAGGAATTTGATCGCATCCAGTCAGCGCTGCGCGATGAACGCATGCAATGCCTTCAGGATCGCCGCTTTTACTCGATCGCTGGCGCTCAATGGGAAGGCCCTCTCGGGCAGCAATTCGACAGCAAACCGAAATTCGAGGTCAACAAGATCCATTTGGCCGTCATCCGCATCATTAACGAATATCGAAACAACCGCATCACTGTCGATTTCGTTTCCAAGGAGGGCGCCGAGTACGACGCTCTCGCTGATACCTGCGACGATCTCTACCGGGCGGACGAGCAGGACAGCGGAGCCGAAGAAGCCTACGACAACGCCTTCGAGGAGGCCGTCGGAGGCGGGTTCGGCGCCTGGCGCTTGCGCGCCGCCTACGAGACCGACGAAGATCCGGACGACGATCGGCAGCGCATTCGGATCGAGCCAATCTTCGACGCTGACAGCAGCGTTTTCTTCGATCTCAACGCAAAGCGCCAGGACAAGGCCGACGCCAAGCGCTGTTTCGTCATCGTCGCAATGACGAGGGCGGCATATCGCAGTGAATATGGCGACGATCCCGCCGATTGGCCCAAGGAAATCCATCAATACGAATTCGACTGGCTGACGCCGGATGTGGTTTATATCGCAGAATACTACAGAGTCGAAGAAACCAGCGAGACAATCCGAACGTTTAAGGCCATCGACGGAAGCGAAGAGAAGTATTCCGACAGCGATTTCGAAGCGGACGAAGAACTCGAGTCAAAGTTAGCTTCAATCGGCAGCGTCGAGACGAAGCAGAAGCGGGTTCGGCGCCGGCGGGTGCGCAAGCTGCTGCTGAACGGCGCTCGGGTGATCGAGGATCAGGGCTATATCGCGGGCCGGCATATCCCGGTCGTTCCGGTTTACGGCAAGCGCTGGTTCGTCGACAACGTCGAGCGGTGCATGGGCCATGTCCGGCTAGCCAAGGACGCGCAGCGCCTGGCGAATATGCAACGGTCGAAGCTCGGCGAAATCAGCGCCTATTCGAGCATCGAGAAGCCGATTATGACGCCCGAGCAAGTCGCCGGGCATCAGGTCATGTGGGCCGAGGACAACATCCGCAATTATCCCTACCTGCTGATTAATCCGATCACTGGGCCGGATGGCTCGATGCAGGCGGCCGGCCCGGTCGGCTCGACCAAAAGCCCGGCGATCCCGCCGGCAATGGCGGCGCTGCTCGAGGTGGTCGAACGAGATCTCAATGATCTGCTCGGCAATCAGCGCGGCGCGGATCAGCTGGTTTCGAACATCTCCGGAAAAGCCGTCGAGATGATCCAGCAGCGCCTCGACATGCAGGCATTCATTTACATGTCGAACATGGCGAAGGCGGTGAAGCGCTCGGGCGAGATCTGGTTGTCAATGTCGAAAGACGTGCTGGTCGAAAAAGGCCGGAAGATGAAGGGCGTCGGGGCGCAAGGCGAAATCAAATCGATCGAGCTTATGCGGCCAATCGTCGATAAAGACGGCGAACTCGAATACGAAAACGACCTGTCAGAGGCTGAATTCGATGTCGCGGTCGATGTCGGGCCGTCGTCCGTTTCGCGGCGCGCGGCAACCGTGCGTGCGCTGACCGGCATGATGTCGATCACGCGCGATCAGGAAACGATGGACGTGCTGGGCGCCATGGCCATGCTGAACATGGAGGGCGAGGGCATCTCCGAAGTGCGCGATTTCTTCCGCCGCAAGTTGGTTCGCATGGGCGTTGTCAAGCCGACCGACGAAGAGGCGCAGGCGCTGCAAGCCGAGGCGCAGAATCGTCCACCGGACCCAAATGCGGTGTTCTTGCAGGCCGCAGCCGAGGAGGCCGTGGCCAAGGCCAGCCTGGCCCGCGCCAACACGGTCAAGACGGTCGCCGACGCGGAATTGTCGCGCGCGCGGTCGGTCGAGACGCTGGCGAAAGTCGATCTCGACCGTCGCGACCAGGCGCTCGAGGCGGCCTCGATGGTCGCGGAGCTGACGGCCAAGCGCGAGGAGCGCGCTGGCCAGTTGCAGACGCAGCCGCCGATCTAGGCG